CCCGAACAACGGCTGGGAGACGGCAACAGAGCTTGTGGAGGACACGCGGGCCATTGCCCGTTATGGTCGTAACGTCACGAAGATGGACGCCTTTGGCTGTACCAGCCGGGGGCAGGCACACCGCGCCGGGCTGTGGCTGATTAAAACGGAGCTGCTGGAAACGCAGACCGTGGACTTCAGCGTGGGCGCAGAAGGGCTTCGCCATGTACCGGGCGATGTCATTGAAATCTGTGATGATGACTATGCGGGTATCAGCACCGGCGGGCGCGTGCTGGCGGTGAACAGCCAGACGCGGACACTGACGCTCGACCGTGAAATCACGCTGCCATCCTCCGGCACCACGCTGATAAGCCTGGTTGACGGAAGTGGCAATCCGGTGAGCGTGGAGGTCCAGTCCGTCACCGACGGCGTGAAGGTGAAAGTGAGCCGTGTTCCTGACGGCGTTGCTGAATACAGCGTATGGGGGCTGAAGCTGCCGACGTTGCGCCAGCGCCTGTTCCGCTGCGTGAGTGTCCGTGAGAACGACGACGGCACGTACGCTGTCACAGCCGTGCAGCATGTCCCGGAAAAAGAGGCCATCGTGGATAACGGGGCGCACTTTGACGGCGACCAGAGCGGCACGGTGAATGGTGTCACGCCGCCAGCGGTGCAGCACCTGACTGCCGAAGTCACCGCAGACAGCGGGGAGTATCAGGTGCTGGCGCGATGGGACACACCGAAGGTGGTGAAGGGCGTGAGCTTCCTGCTCCGTCTGACCGTAACAGCGGACGACGGCAGTGAGCGGCTGGTCAGCACGGCCCGGACGACGGAAACCACATACCGCTTCACGCAACTGGCGCTGGGGCGTTACACGCTGACAGTCCGGGCGGTAAATGCGTGGGGGCAGCAGGGCGATCCGGCATCGGTATCGTTCCGGATTGCGGCACCGGCAGCGCCTGTCACTATTGAACTGATACCAGGGTATTTTCAGATAACAGCGGTCCCGAAACTGGCTGTATATGACCCGACGGTGCAGTTTGAGTTCTGGTTCTCGGAAAAGCGGATTATCGATATCAGGCAGGTTGAAACCAGCGCGCGTTATCTTGGTACGGCGCTGTACTGGATAGCCGCCAGTAGCAATATTAAGCCGGGTTATGATTATTACTTTTATATCCGCAGCGTGAACACCGTAGGTAAATCGGCATTTGTGGAGGCCGTCGGTCGGGCGAGCGATGATGCGGAAGGTTATCTGAATTTTTATAAAGGGTTGATCAATAAAACGCATCTCGGCAAGGAACTGCTGGAAAACTTTGAGCTGACGGAGGATAACGCCAGCAAACTGGAGGAGTTTTCGAAAGAGTGGAAGGACGCTAACGATAAGTGGAATGCCATGTGGGCGTCAAAATTGAGCAGACCAAGACGGCAAACATTATGTCGCGGGTATTGGCCTTCAGCATGGAGGACGCGGAGGAAGGCAAGCTGAGCCAGTTTCTGGTTGCCGCTAACCGTATCGCGTTTATTGACCCGGCAAACGGGAATGAAACGCCGATGTTTGTGGCGCAGGGCAACCAGATATTCATGAATGACGTGTTCCTGAAACGCCTGGCGGCCCCCACCATTATCAGCGGTGGCAATCCACCGGCATTTTCCCTGACACCGGACGGAAAGCTGACTGCTAAAAATGCGGATATCAGTGGCAGTGTGAATGCGAACTCCGGGACGCTCAACAACGTCACGGTAAATGAAAACTGTACGATTAAGGGCATGCTGGAGGCGACTCAGGTCAGAGGTGACTTCGTTAAAGCTGTATCCAAATCATTTCCGAAACAGGCTGGTACGTGGGGTAACACGGAAACACCAAACGGGACGGTTACAGTCACCATCAGCGATGATCATAACTTTGACCGTCAAATCATTATTCCGCCCATTATCTTTAACGGAATAGCGTATAGCTATCCGGGAAGTGGTAATAACCCGGGAGGTACAAGATACACGGGGTATGGTTTTGAAGTTCGCAAAAACGGTGTATTAATCGCATCCAGAGAAACTAAAGGGGCCATTCCCGGTAGCTACAGTGCGGTTATTGATATGCCGAGTGGCAGGGGAAGCGTCACTCTGGAGTTTAAGGTTTTCCATAAAGGCAATCAGTGGGCAGGTAATATCACCGACTGTACGGTGATTGTGACCAAAAAAGCCGCTTCCGGCATCAGAATTCGTTGAAATTGTTATAACCCATATAAGGGCACCAGAAATGGTGCCTTTTTTATTGCAGAAAAGCGAGAGGTAATTATGCGTAAAGTTTGTGCAGCCATTTTGTCCGCAGCCATCTGTCTGTCCGTATCCGGTGCGCCTGCATGGGCGTCTGAACATCAGTCCACACTGAGCGCGGGGTATCTTCATGCCCGGACGAACGCTCCCGGTAGCGATAATCTTAACGGGATTAACGTGAAATACCGTTATGAATTTACGGACACGCTGGGGCTGGTGACGTCATTCAGCTATGCAGGAGACAAGAATCGCCAGCTTACCCGTTACAGCGATACCCGCTGGCATGAAGATTCCGTGCGTAACCGCTGGTTCAGCGTGATGGCGGGGCCGTCTGTGCGCGTGAATGAATGGTTCAGCGCGTATGCGATGGCGGGTGTGGCTTACAGCCGTGTGTCGACTTTCTCCGGGGATTATCTTCGCGTAACTGACAACAAGGGGAAAACGCACGATGTGCTGACCGGAAGTGATGACGGTCGCCACAGCGACACCTCTCTGGCGTGGGGAGCTGGCGTGCAGTTTAACCCGACCGAATCCGTGGCCATTGATATTGCTTATGAAGGCTCCGGCAGTGGCGACTGGCGCACTGACGGTTTCATCGTGGGTGTCGGTTATAAATTCTGATTAGCCAGGTAACACAGTGTTATGACAGTCCGCCGGTTCAGGCGGGCTTTTTTGTGAGGTGAATATGGCAGTAAAGATTTCAGGTGTACTGAAAGACGGCACAGGAAAACCGGTACAGAACTGCACAATCCAGCTGAAAGCAAAACGTAACAGCACCACGGTGGTGGTGAACACGCTGGCCTCAGAAAATCCGGATGAAGCCGGGCGTTACAGTATGGACGTTGAGTATGGCCAGTACAGCGTCACCCTGCTGGTTGAAGGTTTTCCTCCTTCGCATGCCGGGACCATCACAGTGTATGAAGATTCTCAACCCGGTACGCTGAATGATTTTCTCGGTGCCATGACGGAGGATGATGCCCGTCCGGAGGCACTGCGACGTTTTGAACTGATGGTGGAAGAGGTGGCGCGTAACGCTGAGGAGGCGAAGAAGAATGCCGGAGAGGCGGAGACGTCAGCAAGGAATGCCGGCATATCAGCCAGTCAGGCGGAAAAGAGCGCTGCACATGCTGACACTTCAGCAGGATATGCATCGGAGTCAGCCCGGCAGGCGGCAGAAAGTGCAGCCTCAGCAAAGCAGTCAGAGGAGGCGTCCTCGTCCTCGGCCTCTGAGGCCGCTCAAAAAGCCAGTGAGTCATCACAAAGTGCAGCAGAAGCTGAATTGTCAAGAAAGACGGCAGAAAGTGCAGCCGGTAATGCAGCCAGGGATGCAACGACCGCAGCAGAAAAAGCCCGGGAGTCAGCAGAAAGCGCACAGTCAAGCGGAACAAAGCAGGATAGCGGCGGAAGACGCCGTAACCGAATCCCACCGTGGTGGGACCTCCGGGCCAACTGTCTCTTGATCAGATCTCCCGATCAAGAGACTTCATCACCAGGTAACCCTCAACCATATCCTGAAGTCTGAACCAGCCATCCCACATGACTACCCAACCGGGGCGACCGGTGCGTTTGCTGTCATGCCATCGCCCCAGTTTCGCCAGTTTCAGACAGGCCCATTTCAGTGTCGGCATCTGTGACGGAAGCGGTTTTCCTTCCAGCTTAACCCACAGCAGTTTCCACTCTGTCGGCGTCAGTATTTTCTCACAGCTGTCATTTTGTGTTTCTTCACTGATACCGCCCTGCCGCAGGCCCAGCACCCGCACCGCGATAAACGCCTTGATAACCACCATGCGCTCGAGGTTATCCCGGGTC